CATTGAAATTCGCCCAACTAATTGCTGTATGCGACCAATTATCCGAAAAATGATCTGCTAGTGCTTGAGTTGGTGTCGCCATATCTACCTATCTTCTGATACCTTTAATAGTTCTTTCGTTCGTTAGACGTCGATCTGAAGGTCTGTTTCTGCTAATCCAGAGCAACTACTCTTACTTCTGCCCTATTTAGTGCATTTTGCACAAATCCTTTAGATTGTTTACTTGCTCCTTCTTCCAACTCTCCTATGTAACCTAAATTATTTGCAATGAAGACTGACCTTCCAGCAAGTGGTCTTTTAGTTTTAGATTCTGCTTGCCTACGTTGATTTGATCCTTTACCTTTTTCTAATCTTAAGACTTCACCAGTTGGTGCAGAACCGATTGCTAGTTGCCAGTTTCCTCTTGCACGACCTGTATCAACAGGCGTTCCCATAATGACATCTTTATAGATACCAAGAGTTACTGACCTGAATACTCTATCCAAATCCTTCCTGTCTACTTTGCCTTTCATCTTTATGCTCATCTGCATTGGCAATCCCACATAATCTCATCACTCCCAAGAACAACCCTGCTAATAGACAATACCCTATGAGTGCGACTGCCAAGAGTAATTGAATCACCAACCGCATCTTCGATATCAACATCGGTAACAGGTTTAACCAGAACTTTTCTGTCCATATTGAGAATTGCTCCACCTGAAGCCAGTATTTCACTTGTCGTATAATCCTGTTCAATAGCATTTATTGTTACGTTAGTTTCTGTCTGTGACATTGCGCCTGTCAGTGGTGTGTATGTTCCTGCTGTCCTCTTTACCCAAGTTGCACTTTGAGAAAGAGTTAAACCAGAGACAAGCGTGTTATCAAATGTCTTACTGATTAGATTTGATGCAACAGTATTTAATCCCATTTATCTATCCAGATATTTTGTAGATCGCCACGGAGACATTAATGCGTAAACAGACGCAATATTTCCTCCTTGAATCCTTTCAAGTGCAGAAGCATCGTTTTTTCTTTGATAATTAACTGATACTGTTCCAGACAACGCACCAACTGAGGATTCAGTGCGCACTTCAATATCGCCTGTTGTACTGTCTTGCTTAGATTGCAGTAATACAACAAGCTCTATCTGAGCTTCTTTAACATTTCTGTGGATTTCGTCCGAAGGATAATCGGTAGACTCGTCAATATCTCTTGGGAAAGCTAACCGCTGAGTATCTTCAGTTACACCGCCACCCCATTGTTGTAAACGATCCAACGAACGGCAGGCTTCTCGTAACCACTTCTCTTTTACAGCATCGGAAAAGGCAGACCAAGTTGCACTAAACCATTGCCGATCCGCAAGTAAGGAATCGGCTTCGGCTAAAGATGCGTAACTGTCGCTGGTCGTTCCCGAAATGGTAGTGACCAACGCCATCTATTCCTCCTTTTCTTCGGTTTCTTCCGGAGTGTCTTTGCTTTTCTTATTAGACTTCTTTACTTTTTTTTCTGCTATTTCTTCAGCAGGTTCGGTAAAACTCGCTCTACTCATATATCACCTTTATGCGAAAGGTAAAGGTAGCCACATTAATGACTACCCTTACTAAGTTGTAGATTTAGACTCCTGCAATTAGACAAACCATCTTAATATTCTGGTTGTCCCAAACTTGAGTCCAATCGGCACCTGCTCCAACCTCACCATCAGTAGGTGAAGCACCAGCTACAGCGCCAGCGAATTTCAACCCTCGAGGGTGAAGAATGAAATGCTGACGATTAATGAGGATGTCCTCACCTTTCAAGGTGTCTCTATCAACTTCTGTCGCATTGTCGATGCTACCAACACCATAAGCAAATGCACCATTACCGAAAAGATAACTTCTATATTCGGTAGTTGCACCTGAACCTGAAGTAGCACAACTATCGTCTACAATCAGTCTCTTGCCTAAGTATGTTGAGAACATGATATTATTATCTGCATCACGAGTATAATCAATCAACGATGCTTTCTGTAAAGCTGCATACGTTGCAGAATGAACAATCATTGTCGTGAGAGAGCTTGAGTTATCACCAAGCAAAGCCATAGTATCAACTACCATTGAACTGGTGATATCTGTTGACCCTTGGTCACTTACATGAGTTGACCAAATTGATCCAGCACTGTCATGAAACAAAGCACCCATGATATTCATAAGAGTAGTTTGAACTGACCTTGCCCAATAACCAGCTACCATGTCACCAATGGATCTCATGATGTCTTCACCAGCTACGGCAGAAGCCAAATCAGTTGCACCCCATGCTTTACCACGCATGAATTTAACTGCGGTTTCTTGCTCTGCTGTAATGTTATTGATCGTTAATGCTGTTCCATCTGCGAGTACTTCTGCATCACCAGATAGATCATTGAAGTAAGGCATCTCAAAGAGCTTACCTTTTGCCCCTGCCATTTCATCGAAAGCAGGTGTTCTCTGGGCTATGCCAGAACTGAGGATATTTGAGAGAGTAGTGCTTCTTTCAACCACATAAGGGCTGAAAATCTTAGGTACTACGATGTTTGATATTGCTGTTGCGGCCATTATTATGCTCCAAGCTAATGTTTAAGAAAACCCCAATGGTTCTCTTACAGTTGCGCTCGTAGCCTCCGGCCACTTTACAGAATATTCACACCGTAAATCTCTGTTGCATTAATTAATTACGTTTACTCAATTCAATCCATAGAATTAAATCATTGAAGTAGTTACAAAGCTACTCCTGCTTCAGTTGCCAATCGCTCCGCAAGGGCTGGATTATCCTTTAGTATCTCACCTTGCTTTGTCATATTGAAATTACCTGAAGCCCATGGATTGTCTGTCTTTGTACTGCGCCCCGATCCGTTAGCACCGCCTCCCGACGAGGATGCAAATAAATGTGGGGCAGTTTGGATTAGTTCCAAAGCCCACTCTTTTGGACTCAAATATTGAGTTCCATTCTCAGAATATCTTGCTTTCCCTGTTTCGTCAACGCAAAATAAATTCCCTTTGTCGTCAATGTTCCAAGATGTCTTTGCTCTTGCTAGAATGTCAGCAATAGCAGAGGATTGCGGAGTACCTGCTTCATTAACTGCCGTCTGTATTGCAGATGTTACACGATACGTTTCAAGTTCCTCTTTATACCTTGAAGCAGTGTTTTCCTGTTCGGTTGCGTGACTCTGTAGAGCATCTATCTTCCCTGTTAGTTCAAGTTCTTTCTTTTTAAACAGTTCATCAAACTGTCCTTGATCCATTAGTTCTTTATCTTCAAGACCAGAAATCTTTTTTAATGCGTCCTTTGCTTTTGTTGGATCTATACCGTTAAACGTATCTAAACTCTGAGACATCTGCTCAACTTGTTTTTTCAGTTCTATATTTGAGTTCCTGAATTCATCAAGTTTTGCTTTCTCTGTCATACCTTCTACTGCAAGATGAAACTTACCATCTTTTTCAACGTAGAATTCATTTAGTCCTTCTGGTATTTCTTCGCTTGTTTCGTGTACTGATTTAAGTGCCATATTAGCTTCCTTTTCTTTTAAGTTCTTCAAGTGTCAATGGATCACCACGACGATTAGTAAAATCTTTGAGCTTTAGCCTTCCTTTTCTAAATAACTCACCTTTTGCTTTTCCACCTACAATTCGATCCTGCCTAGATGCCGATTGTTTCTTCAACCATGAATCCATACTCTGAGTTGCTTTCTGAGGGCCAGAAACAGATGCCCTTATTGCTGGTGGTATTTTTAAACCTTTCTGCTTTGCTAATTCATCTAATTTATCTAATTCACTTATTACTGGAACATGAGTTGAACGGCAACCCCAATGCCTTGGAGTAGGTAAATATGCTTTGCCATGTCCTCCGATTGGTTTATGTCCGTCTGCTGTCCAGCGTAAACCATCATAAGATGCACAGAGAGTAGTAGTTCTGCTATCAAGAGTGGCTACTGACTCAACTGCATTAATTACATCTAAATTTGCAATATAAGTATCATCTCGCACTTTTGACGAAACATTATGAACAGCAGTTCTAATTAGACTTTCTGCTTCCCTATCTGACATTGATATCCAACCACCTTTTCTTTCATACCTTCTACGTGTTTTATCACCAACTACATATTGCTCAAATTGCCCTGTTCGTTTACCAAGCAATCTATCTTTCATATCTTCAATGCTCTCGCCTTCAGAGAACCCAAGCTGAATACCTTTGACAATCCTGTTCTTTGTATTATCTTCTAAACGATCCCACCAATCAGAAGCAACCGCACCTCTAATCAGAGTATCATCAACGATTGCTCTTAACTGTGCTGGTGTCATTCCTGTAGTAAGAACTTTAACCTGCACAGCATCATTCATAATATCAACAGTCTTCTTTTCTTCTAGTGGTGCAAAGTCAATCAACTGTGAACGCATATCTGCTTTTGCAGAACTTACAGATTCAGATATTATATTCTCAATCTGTCTTTTCAATTCATTGAGCCTTGCACTATCGTCTGTCCTTATTGTTGT